GTGGCGGTTTGCTCAGTCGGTAAAACGCGGGAGGTACGGGGAGCTAGCTCCCGAGGACTTCCCGGAGTATATATCGACAAGCGACTTAACCGCAGCTACAGACAGGGCAAGACATGACGTTTCATTTGGACTGATGGAAGGATTTGTTGATGGGATTGACCTCATCGACAAAGAAACCAAAGTTTACATGAAGGACTGTTTTGCACTACTTTGCAGTCAAAGGAGACTCGAAGTTTGCCTAACAGCGGCCGAACACCGGCTGTTGGGAAAGGACGAGTCCATTGACGTGGAAAGAATCCAGAGACGAACGCGCAGGAGAAGAGTTAAATTCTCGACTCGATGCGGAGTTCTCATGGGCGAACCTGTTACCAAGTGTCTGCTAACGATGTCGAGCCTTGCGGCTTACTTCGCTACCAAATACGGTTACCACAGCATTGAGACGGTAGATTACCGGTCTTATATGATGAGGAAGGAACAGGGCGTCCTGAGGTCGAATTCAGTAAAGCTTTTTGCTTGTGCTGGAGACGATCATCTCGGAATTGGTGAAAGATCTGACCTGGAGGCTATTCCAAACTTTCTAGAGTCCATGGGATTCGAGATAAGTTGGGACAAGTACCGGATCAGTAATTTCATAACAAGTTACTGCCAAGAGTACGGCTTCCACCCCTCGGTGGACGGTCCGGCCAGGATACACGTGGATACCCCCAGGCTCCGACTCCTAACGGAGTTCAGGAAAATGGGAGAGATCTCGAGTTTCGAGGAAACGGATCCGCTCGTCGGGAAGGGAAGAGAACTAAGCAAAATGCTTGAGTACTGGAAAGAAGAGACCGAAAAGGTTGAGCCCGATTCAGACTATGCACAGCACCTTAAAAGGTATGGCGCATTTGTCGGAATGGTGGCCCCGCTTCTTAGGCTCCTATCCCCGTCCTACATGGAAGACAAAGTCAGTAAAGACGTGGTGACGTACCTCCCACCGTATATCGGTGGCATCGGCATTCCATCGCCCCAGTGGAGGTGGAGAGATGACCGAAAAGCCACAGAATACGTGAGTAGGTTCGTCGCACGTGCACAGACCGGATCCGACGCGCCACCCAATGGGGTCGCGTGGGAAAGAGGTTTGCGTACTGTAAATAAATTCGTCAACTCCGCAACGAGAGCCGGTCTCGAAATCGAGATACGGAGATCGAATGAGGAGTTTGAACGATATCGCCAAGCTGCGTCAGAGAGAGGAACAACCATCTCAAATCACAGAATGGCGAAGCAATTTTTCACTGAAAATATCGCGATAGACCAGCCAATCACAGTCGTTTCTTCAAAAGAGAACGCTTATGTTTGCCTGGCTACGCATACGTTCAGCCTTCAGGTATGCAAGGCGAAAACGCGGACTAGACAGCTGATCAAGATCAGACGGTCAAATCTGCGGGGAGTTACCCCGTTGCCAGAGCTGCCCACGGACGATGTCCTAAGGAAGCTGGTGACAAATCGCTTGGCAATACCAAAAGATAAACTTGCGGAAAAGTTGGGAACGGGGTTTTGTGCCCCAAGCCTCTTCTTCGATTCCCGGTGCCTCGGCAGGCCCAGGAAGGAGGTAAGTAGGCTTCATCCCTTCTTTCCCGTGGGTGAATCACACAACAGCTCTGATGACTTTCCCGACGGACTTAGCGCTGAAGTCAGCGACATTACCGTCTAGGCAAGTCATTGCCATCACTGGTATGTGATCAACCTAATGTTTTCATTGGGTTTGACACACAGAGAATCACTACCTAGTAGGAGGTTGAATCCTGCG